GACTGCCATAACAGATGCAGGAAGAAGGTTTGCTAGTACTGCCGATCTTAATGTAGGCGATGTAAATCCAAATGCTCCCGTTGGGTCTACTGTTGCGTTGATTGAACAAGGTAGCAAGTCATTTAGTGCCATACACAAGAGATTGCACTACTCACAAGGGCAAGAATTTAAATTATTATCTAAATTAAATGCAGAATATTTACCAGAATCTTTTCAGTTTTCTATGGGTGGCACAAGTCAAACTGTATTTGCAAAAGACTTTGATAGTAGAATAGATGTAATCCCAGTCAGTGATCCTAACATATTCAGCACTGCACAACGTATCGCACAAGCTCAAGCAGTCTTAACAATGTCACAACAGTCACCACAACTGCATGATGTATACGAAGCTCATAAGAGAATGTATGAAGCTATACGCATAAACAACATAGATGAAATACTAAAGAAGCCAGACGAAGCATCACGAATTGATCCAGTATCAGAGAATATGTCACTGATGTATGGTAAATCTATTAGGGCATTTCCAGAACAAGATCACGAAAGCCATATAGCAGTTCACTTACAATTTGCACAAGACCCATCACTAGCTGGAAACCCAGGAGCCGCTGGTATGCAACCTATGCTTATTGCACACATAGCAGAGCATATAGCGTTACTGTATAGACAAAAGATGGAAGCTGGTATTGGTATGGCATTGCCAAATCTACCAAACTTGCGTGATCCTAAATTTAGATTTGAAGATATTGATCCACAATTAGATATGATGATAAGCCAAAGAGCAGCAGAAGTTGTAGCTAAGTCACCACAAATGGATGCGATTGCACCACTAGCACAAATGATGCAGAGACAACAACAACAGCAACAACTTAACAATCCAATACAAACTGCAGCACAATTAGCACAATTAGAAGCAGATGCCTTGAGAGCAAGAACAGAAGTGCAGATACAAGCTGATCAAGCTAAAGCACAACAGAAACTTGCGATTAGTGAAGCAGAAGCGAAACAAGATTTGCAGATAGAACAAGCCAAGCTACAACAAGACTTGAAAGCCAAAGTAGCAAAGCTAGAACTAGAATTGCAAATAGAGAGAGAAAAGAACGCCATAAAACTACAACAGGAGATTAACGAAAATGCCAATAGTAATAACCCCATCGGGTGAGTATGTTGATTCAGAAACAGGAAACCCAGTACAAATGACAACCCCACCTATGGACAACATGGCACAAAGATTGTCACAAGGTATGGGTCAACGAAACTTAGATCCAGGATCAGTAGTTCGAGAAGGTGAATTAGATGGAATGATGGCTAGAGAAAACATACCAGCTAATCTTGATATGGGTATGGATAGCATGATGCCTGCAGCGGAACTAAGTGATGTAGACAAAGTGCGTATGCTTATAGACATGGGTCTAAGTCCACAAGAAGCGATGGAAGCGATAGCTAGAGAAAACATAAGACCAACAGTAGCTCCAGAAGAGTTTGGTCGAATGATTGATCCAGGATCAACAGTGCGTGAAGGTGAAATTGCACAAATGCAAGGTGCTCAACAAATGGCAGACCCAATGATGCGACAACAAAAGATGGGTGCTTTACCAATGGCTAGACCAACACCACCACCTATGCCTATGCAAAGACCATTTGACTTTAGTAATATGTCACCAGAGCAAATAGACATGGTTAGAAGAGGTATTGATCCTTTTGCAGAAGGTATGATGGGTAGATAGTAATGGCAAGACCAAATCAATATGGAGCATTGGGAAGTTTAACGCCTGATCAATTTTCAGCTTTGTCATCAGGGTTTAGTATGAAAAACCCAACTGGCTTGTCTCTTGGTGGTATAGGCGTTAATAAAGGTGGCTTGACAAGCACTACTGCTAGTTTATTGGGTGCACCATTAGGAGTTCCTAATGCAATCAGTTTGGCTATGCAATATAACGCAGAAAAAGCAGCACAAGCATCATTAGGTCAAAACAAAGGTTTGCTTGATACCACTGTAGATATGTTTGGCAACTCTACTTTAGGAACTGCTAGAGGTTTGGCAGATACTAACAAAGATGGAATTGTAAGTACAAGAGAAGCTCAAAATTATGGCATGGGCAAAGGACTTTCTGCTTACAATGTAAACCTAAACCCAATGCAAAATTACACACCCAATACAGTCAAAACTACAGATATTACAAATGTAGACCCAACTGGACTTGGAGTTACTAACGAAGCAGTAGGGTCAACTGGCGATCTTGGTGGTGCAACTGACGTTGGTTACAAAGGTAGCACTGGTGGTTTTTTAGGATTTGGTAAAACAGAAGGTGTAGGAGATAGCGGCCCGACTGGACTTGGCGATACAGAGCAAACTGGCGATCAAACATCAATAACAGATACAAGTAAAGGTAAGGACTTATCTAATACGTTTGCTGATGATGCGGCGGCTTCTAGTGGCGATGATGGTACTTACATATGCACTGCACTATACGAAATGGGTGATATGAAAAAATATATCTACAAATATGATCAAGTCTATGGAAAGAGAGTTGACCCAAATGTATATCGTGGATATTGTACATGGGGTAAATATGTAGCTACAAAAATGAGAGATAAAGGTATCGTATATAAGATAACAAAACCACTAGCACTAGCATGGGCAAAACAAATGGCGTTTGATTTATCCAAAGGTAGATATGGCAAGAATAACAAAGTCGTGAAGGTAGTTAGTCGTATTGGCGAAAGTATATGCTATGCACTTGGAGTTGTAGCAAACATAAAACTAAAAAAAGGAGTGAAATATGGCTGACATAAATGTAGAGAACATGGATGAAAATGCTGAACTATTCATGGAAAAGATGGGGTTTCCTCACGATTCGCCAGGATTGGAGTTAACGCCAGATCAGTTAGTGAACTTTCTATTGTTATGTTATCAAGGTATGGTTCTTCCAGACGAAGAAGAAGAGATGGAAGAAGAACATATGGATGGCGATATGAAAGTTAAAGTAATGAAAGTAGATAGTGGCGATATGCGTGGTGTCATGGATGAGATACTAGGTCATGGGTCACCAAAGATAGGAATGTAATCATGCCAGGAAAAGTATACTCAAAAAAACAAAAAGTAATCGCTAAACTTAATAAGCCAACAAATAAACTAGATCGTGGTGATTTTAAAAAACTAGCTAATCTAAAAAAGAAAAAGAAAAAGACTAAATCTAAGATGGCATAAATGGTGCAACCTATTACAAAAGGTGTTGGCGAGGTAGTCAAAAGTGGACTGCGTTATATAGATGATCTTGGAGTTTTAAATAAGCTCAAAAAAGATTACTACGAAAATGTGCCTATAGGATCAAAGTTTTCGACTTCTAACAAAATGTTAGACACAGAGTTTGGCAAATTTAAAGTTCCTATGCTTGGAGTGCCTATTGAAGAGATGGGTGCTAAACATATGATTGATAAAAAATTAATAACACCTCCTGTAGTGAATTTTTTAAAATTATTTAAAGATAAAGCAAAACTTGTAAATCTTCCTGGCGATAGATCGTTGGGATTTGGTTCATTATTAGAAGTGAATGAAATACCTTTAAGTAAGGCTACTAAACAACAAGGTGGCTTTGAATTTATGCTTAGTCCAGACAATGTGAAAACAAATAAGATTTGGGCATCAAATCCCAAAGTTTTAGAAATAATTAGAAAATATGCAGAACAAGCTAGTGGACAAGTAAAAAATCCAAAGACTGGCGAGATATTAGAACCTGGAGTAGACATATATGGTGTATTTCAACCTATGGGTGGCAGTTCAGTTGATTATTCTACACAAGTATCAGACACTATTCTTGCATTGATGGAAGGATTTAAAGTGTCAAAAAATTCAAGAAAAATATTAGATGAAGAAATGTCAAAACTTATACCTAACTGGCCGGGTATAGATAGTAAAAATATAAGGACATATTTAAATAAAAAAGCAACATTTGATCAAAGTGGTAAATTAATAAGTGCTGGGGGTGGAGAAGCAAGAAAAACATTAGCTCAAACATTAGACAAAGCAAAATATAGAGATTTAGGTTTTCCAGATGTGCCAAGTATTAGAGCGGCAACAAGTCATGTAGATTTCTTTGGAACAGGATCAGGAGATCAAACAGGAAAAGTTATGGCAAGAATTGATGTTAATAGAAAACCTGAAAATATTACAGACAAAACACATGAAACATATGAATCAGCTTTGT